AGGCCGCGGCCACCGAGTTCTACCGCCAGCGCCAGGCGGCGATGGACGCCGGGGCGCGGATCGCCTGGCCGGCGCGGTTCGACGGCAAGAGCGGCGAGATCGGTGCGGTCCAGCACGCCATGAACCTGCGCCAGAAGGTCGGGCCGGAGGCATTCGCCGCCGAATACCAGAACGCCCCGTCCCTCCAGCAGACCTCCGATCAAGTACTCACCGTCGATCAGGTGATGGCCAAGACCAGCGGCTACAAGCGCGGCGAGGTGCCGCCCGCCTGCACGAAGATGACGATGTTCATCGACATTCATGACCGTCTCCTGTTCTACGCGGTCTGCGCTTGGGAGGAGACGTTCACCGGATACGTCATCGACTACGGCACGTTCCCCGAGCAGCGCCGCTCGGCCTTCACGCTGGCCGACGCCACCAGGACGCTCGGACGCGCCTCCCCCGGCGCGGGCGTCGACGGGTCCATCCATGCCGGGCTGGAGCAGCTCGTATCGGCATATCTGAACCGCGACTGGGGCCGGGGCGGCAGCTTGATGCGGATCGACCGTCTCCTGGTGGACATGGGCTACAAGCCCGGCATCGTCGCCTCGGTGAAGCAGAAGGCCGGCGGCTCGACCATGATGCTCGCCAAGGGCATCGGCATCCGCGCCAGCCGCAAGCCCATCGCCGAGTACGCCCGCAGGCCCGGAGAGACCATCGGGCACTACTGGTACATCCCCAACGTCCGCAAGACCGGCCAGTTCCAGCATGTGCTGGTGGACGTGAACTACTGGAAGCGATTCGTGCATGAGGGATTGATGACCGCCGCCGGCGACCGGGGCTGCATCAGCCTTTTTGGCAAAGACGGGAACGACGTGCGCCAGCACGAACTGATCGCCGAGCACGTGGCGCGCAGCGAGAAGTGGGTCGAGGTCACCGGCCCGGGCGGCGCGGTCCGCGAATGGTCGCCGCTGCCGACCCGCCCCGACAACCACTGGTTCGATTGCCTGGTCGGCTGCGCCGCAGCGGCCAGCATGGTCGGCATCAAGCCCGCCGGCGAGGCCGCGCCGGTGCGCCAGAGAAAGTGCTACACCCAGGAAGATCTGCGGAGGAAAGACGCATGACTGAATCCGTGAGCACGCGGAAGAATTGGTCGCCCGTGGACGGCAAGCAGGGCCTGGAATGTCGCAAGTGCGGGTGTCGCCACTTCATGGTCGACCACACGCGAAAGGTCAATCGGATGATCGTCCGTTATCGCCGCTGCCGCCACTGTGGACAGCGCATGACGACGTGCGAGCGGGCCTTGGGCCAGCCCTAATGAAGATTCTTTCCATATATGGATAACGGCCTGCGAAAAGGCCCTTGTGAAGTGCATGTAATGCTTTGATGAAGGACGTTGGCGTAGGACAATAACATCAGACAACCAGGACGCGCGACGCACCGGCTGATCCCCGGTGCGAAGCCAATAGATACGAAGGCCGTTCGGGGCCGAACACCCGAGCGGCCTTTTTCTTTTGGCTCGTGCGACTGGTTGTCGGACTTGGAAACAGCGATGGCAGACGACATCGAAAACGCGATTCGCCAGAGCGCAGAAGGGCCTGAGTCGGCCGAGGTCGACGGCGTGAAGGTCAAGCAGCATAGCCTGCCCGACCAGATCGCCGCCGACAAGTACCTGGCCGGCAGGGATGCCCGGCGGAACCCGGCCAAGGCGTTCACCCGCGTCAAGATCGTGCCGCCTGGAACGGTGTAGCGCATGGGACTGTGGCCCTGGACAAAGCGGAAGCGAGTTGAGGCCGTCGGGCAGTTGATGCTCGTGCGGGCGCGATTTGACGCCGCGCAGACCACGCCGGACAACCGCAAGCACTGGGCCAATGCCGACCCTCTCTCGGCCGATACAGCGGCCAGCCCCGAAGTCCGCCGCACTCTCCGCAACCGCGCCCGCTACGAAGTTGCCAACAACTCCTATGCGCGTGGCATCGTGCTGACGCTGGCTAACGACGTGGTCGGAACCGGCCCGCGCATCCAGATGCTGGCCGACAGCGCCGAGGCCAACCCGATCATCGAGCGTGAGTTCATGGCTTGGGCCAAGGCGGTCGATCTGCCGGGCAAGCTCCGCACCATGCGAGAGGCGCGGGCGCAGGATGGCGAAGCATTTGCCTTGCTGTTCAGCAACGGCAAGCTCGATTCACCCGTCAAACTGGACTTACGGCTCATCGAAGCCGATCAGGTGACTACGCCGGACCTGACGCTCAACAAACCCAACGTCGTCGATGGAATCGTCTTCGACGAATACGGCAATCCCACCGAATACCACGTCTTGAAGGAACATCCCGGTGCTTCGACTTCGCTCAGCACGGGCGGCCAGTATGAGAAAATCCCAGCGGCGAGCATGATCCACTGGTTCCGCTGCGACCGGCCCGGCCAGTCGCGCGGCTTGCCCGACATCATGCCGTCGCTGCCGCTGTTCGCGCAGCTTCGGCGGTACACGCTGGCGGTGATCGCGGCAGCCGAATCGGCGGCGAACATTGCCGTGCTGATGAAGACCAACGCCCCGGCGGGCGGCGAAGCGGCGGAAGTGGAACCCATGACGGAGATGGAATTCTCCCCGAACATGGCTGTCTTCACGCCCGAAGGCTGGGAGCCATCGCAGGTGAAGGCCGAGCAGCCGGCGACCACCTACGACATGTTCAAGCGGGAAATCCTTAACGAGATCGCCCGCTGCCTGAACATGCCGTACAACATCGCCGCCTGCAACAGCTCGGGTTACAACTATGCCTCGGGGCGGCTGGACCATCAGACCTATTACAAGTCCATTCGGGTCGATCAAGCCCATATCGAGGCGGTCGTTCTGGACCGCATCCTTTCCACCTGGCTCGCCGAGGCCGTCAAGGTTTTTGGCATCGCGTTGGAGGCTGCTGAGGGCTTCCCGCATCAGTGGTTCTGGGACGGCCACGAGCACGTGGACCCGCAAAAGGAAGCCAATGCCCAGGCCCAGCGTCTCGCCAGCAACACGACCACGCTGGCCACCGAGTACGCCCGGCAGGGCAAGGACTGGGAAACCGAGCTTCGCCAGCGGGCCAAGGAAGTCGCGTTGATGAACGAACTGGGCTTGAGCGTCGCGCAGGCCGCGCCCAAGCAAGACCCCAAACAGGAAGATGTTGATGACGAAGAACAACGACAGTCCGAAGCAGCTTGAACTTACCGCCGCGATGGAGATCGACGCAGCCGCCGACGGTGGCGACGGCAAGCCCACTTTGCCACGGTTCAGCATGGTGGCCTACACGGGCGGGCCGATGCGTATAGCCGGCTGGCGGTATCCGGTCGTGGTGGACCTGGCGGGCCTGTCTATCCCGTCGCAGTCGCGGCCTATCCGATTCGGCCATGACGCCTCCAACGGTGTCGGCCACACCGACAGCATCGCCGTGGAAGGCCCTTCGAGCGGCTCAGGGCAAGCAAGGCTCGTCGCCGCCGGCGTCGTCTCGCGCGATACGGCCGCCGCCAAGGAGATCGTAGCTTCGGCCCGCAACGGATTCCCATGGCAGGCGTCGCTGGGGGCGGCGGTAGAGCAGTTTGAGTTCGTGAAGGAAGACCAGTCCGTTCTCGTGAACGGGCGGGAGTTCAAGGGGCCCGTGAACGTCGTCCGCAAGGCGACGCTGGGCGAAATCAGCTTTGTAGACCTCGGTGCCGACGGCAACACCACCGCGAGCGTGGCTGCTTGCGGTGAGCAACGTCGAGCCGCCTTGGCCAAGGAGAAGGAAACCATGTCCGATACAGAAGTCACTCAGGAGCAAACGAAGGTTTTTGCCAAAGAGGCTGCGGCGCAGGCGGACGGGGCCGGCAAGGATACCGGCATTGCAGCCGATCCCGTGCCCGATATCCGGGCCAAGGCCCTCGCCGAAACCAGGCGGATCGAGTCGATCCGCAAGGTGTGCGCGGGCCGGCACGGCGACATTGAGGCCAAGGCCATCGCCCAAGGCTGGGACGAGAACACCACCGAGCTTGAGGTGCTCCGCGCCGAGCGGCCCAAGGCGCCAGACGTACGCATCCATGTCAGTCCGGCCATCGATTCCGACGTGCTGGCCGCGGCGGTGTGTCTGGCCGGCGGGCTCAAGCCGGCCGAGAGCCGCTTCGACGAGCGGACGCTTGAAGCCGCCAGCCGGAGGTTCCGCAGCGGTATCGGCCTCCAGGAACTCATCCTGGAGGCGGCCTGGGCCAACGGCTATGCGGGCCGGTCCTTCCGCTCCGACATGGAGGGTTCGCTGCGGGCGGCGTTCAGCACGTTCAGCCTGCCGGGAATCCTGTCCAACGTCGCCAACAAGTTCCTGCTGGCGGGCTTTGAGTCCGTCGAGGACACCTGGCGGCGGATCGCCGCGACCCGCAACGTCCGGGACTTCAAGGCCGTGACCAGCTACCGGCTGACCGGGGCCTTCGAGTACCAGGAGGTCGGGCCGACCGGCGAACTGAAGCACGGGCAGGTGGACGAGGAATCGTTCACCAACCAGGCCAAGACCTACGGGCGGATGTTCGGCGTCACCCGTACCGACTTCATCAACG